AGCCATAAATATTTGTTGGATCGACTTCAATCCAATAAGGTCTACGATTTTGCTGACGTTCTTCGGCTAAACTGACAGCCCCTCCAGGTGCAGGATAATCTACAAGAATATGACTTTGGCCATATGTGAGAGAACACATTAATAATCTTCTTGCATATTCATCTAAATCAGAACCACAACCATCAACATCCATTTTAAACATTTCTGTCCAATAAGGATCACCTATCAATGCTATTGGTTTTCTTAATACAAGACCTGTAGCTGCTCTTATTAATCTTTGCGTAAAAGGAGAAAATACAGCACGATTTACTCTTGCAAGGTACGCATCATAATCTTCTCTTGGTTCTAATGGTAAAAATGCTTCGGAGTTTTCTCTTAGATATTCTGTTCCTTCTGTAACTGCTTTCATTATTTCCCAGCCTTTCATCATGTCTACTACTGCTCTGGTGCGAGTAAACGGACTATCGCTACCGCCTAAGTAGGAACTGGCTGTTATGGCAGTTTGGATTCTGCCTGGTAATGCGTAAGTCATGTCAACACCTCCATCGTTTTAAGGCTAACGCTTTTCTTGTAGGTCTGCCTTTACTGTCTTTAAGTGGACCTTTTACTCCCTTCATTCTTGCACAGAAAGATTTTCTTCTTGCTTTTTCTTTGGGAGTGAGGTTTTTCTTTTTGGTAACTGGTGCCTGGAGGTTGGATCCTGTTGCTCGGTTATATTTTGCACGGCCTTTTGCTGTAAGGCCACCTTTTTTGGATTTTTCACCTCTACCTACAGATAAACTGACTCCTTTACGTTTTCTCATTATTTACCTACCTTCGCCTGTGCCTTTTTATGGGCTTGAGTGAAAGTGTCTCCTGCTCGCATACGTCTTTTCATAAACTCCATGTGCTTGGCACTATGGTGCTCCGAATGTTTATCAAGTAGGTTCTTTTGACGAGTAGTTAATTTCATTTTTTCTTTTTCTTCTTTTTACCTTTTAATTTTTTAAAATCAGCAGCAGTGATCTTATCTCTAGGAGGTGCAACAGCAGCTAATTTCCTTTGTTTTGCAGAATAGGACTTTTTAGGCATGATTTTTCCTAGATAACTCTATGTTACCGCTTTACACGAGATTTTACACTCATTTTTTCTTCTTTTTTGGCTTAGTTTTCTTTTTCTTACCTTTTTTGACACTTGCGATGTAACCTTGACATCTAGCCATTGCGTGAGATTTGCTCATTTTTTCTTTTTCCTCGTAGTTTTGCGTCTATGTTGATATGTTATCTTCTTGCTTCCAGTTTTTTCACGTTTAAATCTTGCTTTTTCACTTGCTGTCATTTCTCCGACAGTCTTAGGTGTCTTACTTGAGACACGTTTACTTGGTCGGCAGGCTGGATAACCTCTTTTTTCTCCTTTTGAGCGACCACAAGGCTTGCCCGTTTTGACATCGACCCAATTCTCTTTGAACCAACGGGTTAAACCACCTTTGGCTCTAGGATTTGTACTACTTTTTCTTTTTTGTGGCACGTTTTTTCTCCACTCGATAAGTACCTCCACGTTTTTTGTACTCTCGTACAAGCCATGCGTTAGCGTAAGCAGATGGATAAACTTTGAATTTACGTTTTGCTTCTGCTTTTACTCTGGAGTATAACGCTTTATTTACAGGAACATTCACTTCTCTTTTTACCTCCCTTTTTCTTCTTTTTCTTTTTCTTTGGGGTCATTGAACCGTAAGCCATAAATAAAGAAGTCTCTTAATATAGTCTAAACGAAGTTTGTCCGAGTGTCTCTGGTTTTGCAAGATTGAATTGTTGGAGGCAAAGATAACCAAAAGCGTCAAAAGCATGATCCACACCCAAATTCTTATTAGGTAGACCTGTATTAGGAGCATATGTAAGTGTTCTAAGTGATTTTATTAACTCTTTACATCTTGGATGGATAAATGTCCTTCGATCTCCATTTGCATCGTACAAAGCTGTATTAACAGCAGTAATCTTATCTCTTATTTTCCAAGGACTTTTGGGACTCATAACAGTAAAACCACTTCTTCTCAAAATATTATGATCCGTTACTCCAACTCCACTAGTTTTTCTTGCACTACCAGTAGGGTCAGGACAGGCAATAATTCTTCTATCCACCCCATACCTTCTAATAACTTCCTCTGCAAAATCCCAAGTGGTAGCTCCACCCGTCAGCATGATTTCATCAAACACATAAAGACAGTCATTATGTTTTACCGCACAAATTCCTGCCATTGGATCTACGTTAAAGTCTAATCCCAAAATTAATGGCAACATTTGTAAATCTTCCACCTCGCTACTAATATTGTCATCGCCAAAACTTACCGCTACCAATCCTGTAAGATTCTCAAAACTTGCCTCAAACTCTTGCTTAAATGTTCTGTTATCCAGTTGGGCCTTCGCTGCCTCAACCTCTTCGGCTGGAACATTGCCCCCGTCTATTGTAGTAAAACTCCATCTCTTCCAATCCCCACTCATATCCTCTGGGACGTAGCACCATAAATCGTAGAACCAGGATGCTGTGCCATCTGGTGTGGATATGAATAGTGCCCAACCTTGTTTGTCTGCGAGGGCTGGTCTGATTACTTGAAACCAGACATCAGAATCCATAAATGCCGCCTCGTCTAGTACAACACCAGCTAAACTTCTACCTCGGAGGGTCATGGCGTTTTCTGTTCCCTTTAATTCAATTAGCGATCCATTGATTAGCTCTATCTTTAAGTCAGTTTCGTTTTTGCTTTTTACCCAGGATAAAGGTACTAATTTCTTAAGTTCTTTCCAGGCAATGTCTTTTGCCATGCGATATGTAGGAGCACAATAAAAATAAGTTTCGCCTGGTCGTTTTATCGCTGCATTTACAAGTTCAATACAGGATAAGTAGGATTTTCCAAATCTTCTGCCAGCTACCAGTACCCTAAATCTGCTTTTTGCATTGAACACCTCCCCCTGTGCCCATCGCAATGTTAACTTTTCGGCTGTTTTTGGACTCATGTAATACAGAATACCCTTAATTTTGATGAATTTGCCGGTTTTTGTCGACTATTTTACTGTTTTAGGGTTATTATTCAATTAATAACATAAGTTTCAGTCCGTGACAGAAGCAATCCTACAGAATTTTGACGATAGATCCGTTCCAAAAAAGAGAAATCCAGGGAGATCCCCCGATTTGGTTATAGAACAAAGAAGGCAAAGACTTTATAAAAGGCAGTTGGATGGACTACCCACAAGGCATCTCGTTTTTGAACACGCTTCCAGAGAAGGAGTCTGTGTTAAGACTGCTTGGAACGATTGGAAAGAAGTTACAAAATGGAATGAGGAGGATTGGGAAAAAGATAGGGATAATATGATTTCCAGGATACAAGCTATGAGGGTTAGGCTTTTTGATAAGGCTTGTAAAAAAGGTCAGTATCAGACTGCCGCTCAAATATTAGATTCACTTGGTAAAGTAGTAGGGGAGAGTGTAGAGACTGTAAACATAAATGCTCCAGAACTAGCTATACGAATAGAAAATAAAACTGATAGTTGACACTATTGTAGTATTGTACTATAATAAATAGTATAGAGAGAAATATTTTTTAGATTTATCAGTAAGTTCCCTATATTATGTTACCCCTATGCCAATTTTGCAACTGTCCCCCCAGGTTGCGGGATAGCCTGAACACTCGCAGAAAATAACAATACAATTTTTTTTTAACTTCTATATCTATAATTTTTTTTGCCTGGTATTTTTTCTTACATCATTTTTTAATTTTTCGCTCGCTTCACTTTCTTCAACTTCACTTGCAACAATTACTATTTTAAAATCATACTTTACAAGATAGAGAGAAAGAACAGAATAAAAACTAACCAACAATAAACAGTAAGACAATAAATAATTTATGACATAAAAAAAAACCCTATCTAAAATAAGATAGAGTTAATTTAATTTTTTAATTTTGTTTTTAGAATCCTACATAATCAACAATATTAATAACTGATAAATCAGAATTGCCTGTCTCTTTTATGTAATCATCAATATCTAAATCATATTCATTTAAAAATTGTTCACAGATGTTTTCATCTAAACAACCATCATAAGTATAATTTAAAATTCCCTCTAAATAATAACTTCCTAACTCTTCAATAAATTCTTCTGTTTCTTCTTGCAAAGTATCATAAAAATTATTGAAGTTATCAAAATTTAATTTGATATTGGGAATAAGAAAATAAATAATATTTTGTAAGTACTTCATAATCTTAATAAGCTAAAGTTTGTAAGTATTCAGAATATGAAGAAAGGGAAGTTGATAAACTTTCTGTTTTTTCTGTTCCTTGGTTAACAAAATCTTTTTTGAAATTGTTAATAGTATCAATACCTAGTATTCCAATACTAGAAATGCATAGAACATAAACAAGTACATTTAATTTGTCCATTTTTTTTTGGTAGGAAGTTGTAAAAAAATTTTCTCCCCTTACTATTAATTATAAACAATAAAAAAGACTACTAGTGTAATACAGTAGTCTTACTGTAACAATACTTAATATTTAATTTATATCTTTTATTTATTTATTTTGTTTTCTAAATTCATCATAAGTAACTAGAAATTCATCTTGTTTTCTTAAGTAACTTTTCATATTATCACTATGTTTTGGACTATCTTCTATACATTCCATAATTGTATAATTCTTATGTTTATAACCTTCACTCTCATCAAATAATTTAACAAAATTATCTAATTCATTTTTCAAATTATTAATTTGATCTATTCTATATTGTATATCATAAGAACTAGCTTTTATTTTTTTCCATTTTTCTAGTTCCTGGATATTATCAGCAAATCTTCTTACATTTAGATTATGTATAATATCATAATTTATTTTTTCAGATTTTAATAATGTTTCTGAGTTTCTATCTTTTGCACTTTCTGAAATAATAACATCTGAAATAAATTCATCAATACCAAAATAATTTTCTTGATGATGACAATAAACATAGATTTTATTCTTATCTGTTTTATCATTTGGTTTTTTATGATATGCCTTATATCTATATTCTTCATAAGGTAATACTAAATTAATATCATGATTTATTTTTTCTAAAATATTTTTGTTTAATATCTTACCATTATTTTTTTCTAATGTATTAATAATAGATTTCTTAAGCTCTATTATTGTTTCATAATATTTAACATGATAACTTGCGATCATTGAAGCGTCAATTTTTTTTAAATATTTTTGCTTTTTTTGTTCCTGAATATAGTCAGCAAATGGACTAGAAATAAGATTTGACATAATAATTTTTGATGAGGTTTAAAAAATTTTTCCTCTTGACTAGAATATTACATTAGAAATTATTTAATGTCAATACAATTTTATCAATTATCTTATAGACTCTATAATTAAACTTGATACTCCCTTTATCTAGTCTTATGACTTTTAGTAGTGAAGTCATTATAAATAATAGTTCAAATGTACTAAAAGTAACAGTAACTTTCCTGCTATTACTGAAAATTCTAACATTGTTCATGTTCAAAAATAACCGATTCATCCTAACCTAACCTAATTACTATTAAAGGGCAAATTTTATTTTTTATGAAAGTGAGAATTTTTTTATTTGCAAAAATGAAAATACTAAAGTAATATAGTAATGGTAATAGTAATTTCAACTAACCAAAATGAAAAACAATGAGAATTTTCAATTTTCAACTTATGTTGAAGATGAAACAATGAAACAAAGACTACTATCTTATGAATGGATAGTAATTAAAGATACCTGGACTAATTGCCCTCAAAGTATCTACAACAAAATTAAAAATGATTCTACTATTGATTATTTTCTAGATGACAACCCAAAATACAATAGAAATAATCAAAATGCATTAAAGGGTAATTAGTTATGAACAAACGAGTAATAACAACTTCTATAAGACTACCCATATATTGGGCATCTTATTTAGCCAATAATGATGATTCTTCACTTGATTTATATGAAAAAATTACAGTTGAGGGAACTTTAAAATCATTAGGCATTAAAGGCGAATGTATAGATGTTAAAGAAGATATACATTTTGAAAAGCCTTTTATCCCTGGATTATTACCAGGTGATTTTTGTACTTACATTTTTCAATACCATATTTAGGACTTCAAAAATGAAAAAAGTAATTCCGAACCAAACATACAATATGCATGAACTGGGTGTTGTATTAAAGGGCTATCAAATTAACAACGCTATGGAGAAAGCTTGGACTGAAATTCATTCCAAAAGAAATTCCTTTAAAGGCGATTTACAAAAAGAAATGGAAGTTATCACTAGAAAAAACATTATCGAGGGTAACTATTAATGACTAACGTAAATATCATTATGAACCTAGATAATGATGCCTTCATGCACGATAATCTAGGTTCAGAAATTGCAAGAATTTTAAGAAATTATGCAAATGCTATTGAACCTGTAGTCGATCCAGATACAACCTGGGAACTTGAAACAAAGTTGAGAGACATTAATGGTAACACCATAGGAAAAGTTACTTTAACTACTGGTGACAATGGATAGAAAAGAAGCAATAAACTTAGCTTTAAATTTATTTCGTCAAGATTTAGATAAAAATGATGTTGTTATAACATTAATGAAATCTAACATTCCAGAATCTACCGCATATAGATATGCCAAAAAAGCATTAGATCAATATGAATGGGAAGATGATGAGAAAGACGATCCAAAAAAGTGTTTTGAACTTAAAGCCCTGGACACTATATATAAAGCTATGAAATGGGCTGAAACAAATCAAGAAACTGAACTGGCAGTTAAATATGCCAACTTATACATTACAAACAAAAAGAGGTTAAAGAAATGATTGAAAATCCCATACCAACAAAAACTATGCAAGATAAAGATAAAACTTATCTTGCTAATCAATTTGATGAACATTGTTCAGATATGGCACGTTCCATTGCAAAACAATTTAATTTGCTACCTAGTTTTTATGATGAATTTATAGAATACTTTACAGATTTATGTAGAGAATCTGACGATGGTTATTCTCTTGTAAATGATAAATCTTTAATAGACGAATGGTGGCAAGAAAATTCTGATATGTATGATGACCCATCACCCTATGAAGATTACGAACCAACAGATGAGGAAGTGTTATCTTCATTTGGTACAAAATGGCATGACAGGTTATGACTTGCGATCCATTCACTAACCAGGAATTAGATCAACTTTATGATTTAGTTCGAGATAAACATGATGAAGTTATGTGTGGAGATTGGGAAGCTGTAAAATCAGATATTGCTGATCTTCACTTATTAATGAGTAAACTTATTTATGCACAAAAGAAACTAGACAACAGCTAATTCTTTTATCTGTTCCTGGAATGTCATACATCGTTCCATAAAACAAATTTCGCTAGACCGTAGACTGAGACTATCCAATAGTTTTAGCTGCGGTTTTCCACTTCTACGTGCAATACATACTAATGCCTGGTTACATTCAATTCCTGTTAATTTTCTTAGTGCATAATTATACGCTCCAAGTTGATGACAATAATTTACTAACATTTCATCACTTCTGACTTCTTTAGAGGTCTTCCAATCACAAATAGTTAACTTTCCATCAATATCTATTAAAGCGTCAGCCGTTCCAGCATATCCATAATCTTTATCATAAATACTAAATTCAATCGCATGAATGGCCGTTACTCGTTCCAATATGAATGATCGTAAACCTCTTGCGTAGCCTGACGCACTCCAACTAACACGAGGTGCGGTTTCGGCTGCTTTCGATAAACCCCATTGCGTGACTTTTGTTGGGCAACGATCCAGTTCATCTTGGCCTGTTCTCCAAATTCCTCGCTTGTTGGCATTGTGCCTTGCAAGTTTCGCTCCAGTTTTAAGTAGATATTCTGCATGAGCGTGAGCAAGTTTTCCTCTCTCACATGCCATATCCCTTTCATCGGCTGAGCCTTTCCTTTCAATCCATCGTTCCAATGCATCTTTTTGTTCCTGGGGTGCGGTTTCTTTTAAAATATGGGTAACTGAATGATATATATTCTTCTTTCCATCTTTATATATACGATGTGGATATATACTGCCAGAATCATCACGTTCCAATGACCATCTTCTTAAACCAGCTAACGCTCCATGTTTTTGTAATGAACCCATGAGTGGTTTATAGATATAATTTCCCATTCTTATAATACCTTAATTCAATTAACTGTCTAGTAGTACTTTTATTTTTATTAAATCTTCTTCCAAAACTTTAATTTTATTATCTAAATCATTAATGCTATACACTCCAACATCTACACTCTTTAATTCATTTAGTGCTTCTATACTATTTTCTTGAATAAAATTATATAAAGTAAATTTAAAGCTAGATAATGCTTCTTTTGCTTGATGATATGAACTTGCAATAGCTTTACAAGTTAATCCCGCATCTACGCTACCATTATATTTTTGTAATTCTGGAATAGAAATTGTAGGTTTATTTACTTCAGGTTCTTCATAAGTTTTTTCTTTTTCAAATATAGCCTGTTTATAATCTTTTCTTATAACATTCATCGCCCTTTGTGTTGCTTTGACTCTATCTCTAGAGTGAACTATAAAAGCTTGGTTTACTTCATCTTGTGTAGGATAATTTTTTTTACAACTGTCGTAAGCTCCTTTCCATACTTCAACTGCATTATCTATATCACTTAATACTAAATTTGTTACAGGTATAACTTGTCTTATATACTTAGGTTCATAAACATGTTTATGGCTTAACATTTTGTTATATAATAAATAAAATGCCTGGTAGTTATTAGCAGTATTTAAAGTTAAAGATTTTTCAGTATTAAATAAAAACTTGGAATCCTCTTTTAAAAAATCCTCAAATTCCCTGTCATTAACTTCTTTAAACGAATCTGTATTTTCATCGTATTTAAGTTTATATAATTTATTATTAACTATTTTTCTAAGTATTTCGCCTCTTTGTAAATATATGTCTTTCTCTCTTATTACACCTTCTTTCCATTTAACTTTCAAACTTTCAAGTGCTTGTACTTTTTCTTCTAAAGTTTGATATGACAAAATAATTTCGCTATTGTCATTAACAACTTCAGTTTTTGATAATTCTGTGGTCATGTTTTTAAAAAATTAATGCCTCTAAAAATAGAGGCTTTTATTTAGTTTGAAGATGCTAGTAATTTACAAGCTTCTTGCTGTTCTCCTGTAAGAGAATTAATTTGATAGTTTAAAGATTTAGCATTTTCTACTTGCTCCGCTACTTTAAGTAGTTGGGGAAGTGCTCTAGCAAAATACTTATCAATGTTTTCTTTAGTCTGAATACCATTTGAAACTTGTATTTTTAAGTCCTTTCTATTTGGTATGAGACATATTCCAAAAGCTTTTTGAACATATTTAACTGCTTTACTTAAATTTGATAAAACAGAACCAACAGTAACAGGCTTTTTTCCTTTACTTTGAAGAGTATCATTTACATTATTTAAAACGTCAGTAATGCTTATTTCAGGAAACTCTCCTATATCATCTTTTTGAGTTAAACCTAATTGTTCAGCAGCTATTAAAGTTAAAATAGGTGCTGTTACTTCTATACCTTTCCTGGTAAAAAATATCCAATTAGGATCACTACATAAAGCATGAGAAAGTGCGTGTGGATTACGTTCCATGGCAGCGCTAAGCTCTATAGGATCTATTCTTAAACGTGGTCCAACTTGAGGAGATGATTCCGTAAATGTTGGTAGCTCTAAAACAGCCATTGCATTAATTTAATAAATTACGTTTTTAGCCTAACAACATAAATTAGGGTTGTCAATTAAATAATAAAAAAGAGGGTCGTTAGACCCTCATGAATGGCGATTTATTCTTCTTCTTTGAATGGATTACCGCCTGTCATTAATCTCTTAATGTTAAATCCATTGTCTTTTTGTTCCTGATAAGTAGCTTCTATTAAAGGGCTAGTTCCTTTTTTACGAGGTACTGCTCTTAAACTGTATTCAGTTTTTAATCCAGTTCCCTCTCTTGAAAGAACAAAATCCCATGCTAATAAATCAGCATAATCTTCCATTTGACTTATCTTGTCAAATTCTTTGATTATTCCTTTCTGGGTAGCCGAAAAGATTTCAACCTTTTGTGATTCGTGATTAAATACTGGAACTGCTATCGCAAATTTTGATGCTTCTGGTGCAGTACCATCTCTATTTAATCTACGGGTAAATTCATTACCCATTTCAATCTCAACATCATCAGATGATGGATTGTCTGCAAATCTGAATGGCTTTAATTTGCCATCACCTGATTCGCCCCATACCTCCCAATATTCAAGAGGTTGATCGTCTAATAGTGCAAAACGAGCACTACCTCCACTTTCAAGTTTTGATGGATTTAAGTAACCACCTGATTCTGTAGTAGCTACTGCTGATTGTGCTTTTTCTGTTAGAAATGCCATGTTTAAATGTGCTTGTAGGCTTTTGCCTGGTGCAATTCTATTGTAGTACATGGACAGATGAATGTAAATAGTATAGAATTAAAAAACCCCCAAGATAGGAAGAACCTTGAGGGTTTGAACACATTAGTCTACAGTAGGTATTGTATCACATGAAGCTGCAACAGTTTGTTAAGAAGCTACCAAAACATTTAGTTTATGCTCCCATATATCGCAAAGGAGTTGAGATTCGTTCCAAAGAAGGAAAGACCATAAAGGCAACTGGTAAAAATCCATACGGAGAAGCTTATGATAGAAATTTTTCCCCAGATGATGTTGCTTATGTACTAGAAAAGAATCCTGATCGCTTCGGTGCTGTTGGTTTATTTACAGGATTGAAAGGTAAAGGTTTAGTTATTCTTGATGTTGACCGCAACTTAGCTATACATAAAAAGAAATGGGGTGATACTTTAGATGCTGCTCCATGTGTAGTTAGTACTAAGAAAAATGCCGCCAAATATATATTTAAAGTTCCAGAAGAATTATGGGGAAATGTAAAAGGTAGATTTCTTTCACAAGCTACCTCTACTTGCTACGAAATTTTATGGAATAGACAAGGTTTAATTTTTGGTGCTTATCCTGGTTCTGAAACTTCTTCAGAAGGTTCTTATGGATTTGAAGGTGATTTAGATAATATTCCTGTCGCTCCAGATTGGTTGTTAGCTGAGATGAAATCATTAAAGGCTAATGAAGAACAAGTTGGTTTTGTTAAAAATCAAAATGCCTTAAATCTTTCTGATAGATCAGAAGATGAAAAAGCTCAGATAATTCAAGAGTGCTTAAGTGTTATCCCGCAGCAAGGAGCTAACAGTAGAGAGCATTGGTTGTTCATTGGAATGTCTATTCATTCTGAAATACCTAATGAACTTGGCCTGGAGCTTTGGTCAGCATGGTCTAAAGATGATGCAGATTACATTAATGATTGGGATGAAGGAAACCCTTGTGAGGCTGTCTGGAAGTCCTTCAAGGGCTCTAAACGTGGTTTAGGTTCTTTGATATACGAAGCTGATAGAAAAGATCCTAAGAGGGTTAGATTCAGTCCAGTTAGCTTGGATATTGTTAATAAGGCTCAGAATGAGCTAATGGTTAGAACTAGAAGGGTCAAGATGACCTTCCAGGAAGTGAAAAAAGAATACATGAAAATATGCGAAGAGATAGCCGATCCAGGAGAACAAGATTTTCGTATGCATCAATTAGCTATTGATAACGAATTTAAAGACCTTGAAAAGTTAGAAGGCTGCCTGATGAGTAGTGAAGCTTTTGATCTTGGTAGTGAAGAGATGACTGCTTCGGAATTAGATTCGGAAGATTTATCCAGAAGCTATGTCATACCAGAAATACTTCCCACTCCAGCAGTATTACTTCTTTATGGTGCTGGTGGTGATGGTAAGTCTATGGCTGCATGGGCTTTAGCTAAACACATATCCCTCGGAGAACCTTTTGAAGTTCAGAATAATGTCGTTCCAATTAAGAAGGGTAAGGTTTTAATTCTTAATGCTGACCAGCCAAAGGTGCAGCTTCGTGAACAGCTAAGAGAGCAGGATTACAAGATGGATGAAAATACTGTTGTTATCAATGGTTTTCAAATTAAACGTGAATATTATTTTTCTCAACTTATTAAAAGACATAAGCCTACATTAGTGATTATTGATTCATTGATTGGTGCTTCTGCTGGTAGAGCTTTTGATGAAAATAAAAGTTCCTTTGCATCTCCTTTGTACAGGCTTACCAATAACAATGGTCATGGTTTTCCTGCTACTACAATCCTGGTTATTCACCACGCCAACAAACAAGGTGGATTTAGAGGTACAAGTTCCATAAGAGATGCCGTTGATGAAACTTGGAAACTTAGCAAACCAGATAAAGAACTTGCTGAACAATTAGGTTCAAATTCAAGAATTATTAGAGTTGAAAAAAGTAGATTTAGTCGTATGGGTAGTGCCTTACTGTTAAAACAACTAGACGATCTTAGTTTTGAATTAAAGGATTACAAACCAAAAATTGAGAACTCTAGTCCTGCTTCCATAATTGATCGCATATTAGAGAAACTTAGAACTGTTTATCCTAATAGCAGAACAAGGCTTGAATTAAATGCCGATCCATTAATAGGCGGAAATGTTACTGCTATCAGAAAATCATTAGAACGATTAGTTGATAGAGGTTTAATTGAAATTTCTGAACAAAAACCTTCGGTTAATGGAGGGCGTGCCAAAAACTACTATAAAGCTATCCTCGTGCGGGGAGACAAAAAATCTGTCGCATTGGTTAGTAACCCTAGTGCTGACAGGGATTTAGCAATGCGACAGGTAGATAAAAAAGAAAGCTGTCGCATTGGTACGAAGCAAGCAATGGGACAGGATAAAAATAAAACTAACTGTCGCATTGATAAAAGCCCACTACAACAGGGATCTACTAGCAATGCGACAGGTGATGTATATTCCCCCGTGCGAGAGGAAGGAAAAGATGTGTGGAAAGTTTGGGAATGAGAGATACACAAGTAGTAATTTACTGTCATCGAGACAGAGAGGATGCTCCATTGGCCTCGGTTCGTTATACAAAATATGATGATTTAAATAGAGTCATAGATGTTGACCAGGTTGACTATGAAGATAAAAACTATTTCCATAGTGAAGTTTTACAGGCAATTATTTGTGGTGTGGATGTTCTTATCTATACCTGTTTAGATGGCATGGCTTTACAAAGAAAAATCGAACGCTGGACATAATCTTATTATTGTACTACAATAACAAATACAAACATATTGTCGCTACCCATGACACAACAAAATTACTCCGTTTTCTACGGAATTAAAGAGCTTCATCGCTTACATACAGCTTCTAGTTTAGCGTTTGATACTGAAACACTACAGCTTCAACCAGAAAAAGGTAAGTTAAGATTACTCCAACTTGGTTGCTATACCTTAAAAACTATAGTTGTTATTGACTGTTTTGAACTTACAGAAAATAATTGGGATTATCTAAAAAGATTCTTTACCAATGGAGCTAGATTCTGGCTCGCACATAATGCAGTATTCGATATTGGTTGGCTACAGGAACACGATATTGATATTAGAGGTAAGGTCAGATGTAGTATGTTAGCAAGTCGTTTACTTACCAATGGCATACCAAAAACTCAGCATGGTTTAGCTCATGTGGCTAAAAGATATTTAGATTTGGATATTTCAAAAGAACAACAATCTTCTAATTGGGGTGCTGATGTTTTAAGTAAAGCTCAACTTGAATATGCTGCTAAAGATATAGAAGTACTACTTGAGCTAGATCAAATACTGGATCAAAGATTAAATGTGGGGGAGCTTATGGAAGCTTACACATTAGAATGTCTTGCCCTACCAGCTATGGCTCAAATGTGGAGAACTGGTCTTCCCTGGAATCGCTCTGCACTTAAGCAAAGACGTATTGATTATGAAGATGATTTAAAAGAAATGTCTAAAGAGTTTTTGCGTGAACTTGATAATGCTTTACCCGAACCACATAAATTACCACGAGAGCTTGATGGATCGTTTAATTTACGTGCGAAAGACGAAGGATCTATAAGACTAGGTACAAAAAAGTATGCTGGCTTTAATATTAATAGTCCTAAACAACTATTAGAAAAGTTTACTTTAATACTTGGTACTCCACCTGTTGATGCTACTGGTAAACCTAGTGCATCAAGACAGACATTAAAGGCTTTTGCTGCTGATTCTGAGATTATTCAAACTTATTTAGTTTGGAAGAAAACAGAAAAACGTAGACAAATGATTACCAGTATTTTGGATAAGCTTGATGACAAAGGTTATGTTAAAGCTTCTTATATGCAGCTAGGGGCAGATACAGGCCGTATGTCTAGTATTAAACCTAATAACCAACAGATACCTAGAGATTCTGAGTTCAGACAATGTGTAGAAGCCCCAGAAGGTTGGAAGATAGTTGATGCTGACTTTTCACAGATGGAATTACGTCTTGCTGCTGCATTAGCTAAAGATGAAAATATGATCCAGGCTTTTATTAAAGGCGAAGATTTACATGACTATACTGCTGAAAAGATGGGTTGTGATAGACAGATAGCTAAATCCGCTAACTTTGGTTTGCTTTACGGAGCAGGAGCAGAAGGTTTGCGTAACTACGCTGGTAGTAGTGGTGTTTTGATGACGCTCGAAGAAGCAAAAACAGTTCGTGATAACTGGTTGCGTACCTATAAAGGTGTCCACGCTTGGCAGAATAAAAATTATCAGATTGCAAAGAACTCTAATGGTAATGAATGGGCTGAGACTCGTATTCCTTTATCGAATATGCGTAGGTATCTTAAAGGGGATCTTAACAGAGTAACTGTTAGATGTAACACTCCAATTCAAGGTGCTGGTGCTGCCATATTAAAGTGTGCATTAGGAAACTTATGGATAGAAGTTAAGGAATGTGGCGAAGATAAAGTAAAGATTGCAGCAGCAGTACATGATGAATTAATACTTTTGGTTAAGGAGCAATTTGCAGACGCATGGGCTAAGAAACTAAAAGATATTATGGAAAATGCAGAATCAAAATGGTTAGGTAGAGTTCCTGCTGTTGCTGAAGTATCTGTAGGAAACACTTGGGAGGAAACTCATTGAACACACAACAACGAATCGAAGCTGCTCAAAAACGAATAGAAGAGTTAAGAAAACTTATTTCAGAATGGACTAAAAAACTATGAAAAACAAAAAATCTAATGTGCTTAATATATGGCGAGGAGTTAGTTCATTTTACAGATTTGCTCCAAAAGAAGGCACAACTCGTTGGTGCGGTGCTACTGAAAAAATGTATATATGGAAAACTAAACAGGGTTATTTCCCTGGTTGGGAAGAAGTAAAGGGTATCGAATGATGGTTAGAATCTCGAATACTACAAAAGGCTGGTGTTATCAAAGTAATACTGAGGTAGCATACTATAAGACACTCAATGAGGTTATGGCTGCTGCCTATGCAAAAGAATTTAAGAGTACAGGTTATCCAAAACTTATATGCTGAAGTTAGAAAGTCCAGAACAGGAGACTTATCCAGGGCTGTAGAATTTCTAAAAAAAGCCAGAGAAGTACATGAAGGTAAATCAACCCAAAGGAAACAGGCTAGAAAAAACTATGTAAAAAAGCAAGTTGAAAAAGCCGATTTGCCTTTTTGGTGGTAGAGTAGTACAAGAGAGTTTTATTAAATGGCACTAAAGCACGGCAACAAAAATTACTATCAAGTTTTAATAGATCCACATAGGTCAAAGTTAATTGAAGAGAAAGCTAAACAAGCAGGAATAAGAGGTACAGCATGGGTTAGGGAGGCAGCATATAGTCAGTTACGGAGAGAATTTTCTAATGCAGAATATAAAATAGCAGAGGCAAAAGACGAATTGTTATGGAGAGAATCTGTGCAAAGAAGAATTGATGGTAGGAAAACTAACGAAGGTTAAAGTTTCTTAACAGATGACATAGTGATGGCACTTTGTTGCTATACTTTTAAGGAAGTCCAAATTTACTATGACCACAAAAAAACTTTACAAGATCAAAACAAAAAGTATTTTATACGAAGTGTTTGAAGTAGAAGCTGAATCCTATGATAAAGCTCTTGATATTATGCTACCTACCGTTTATGACGGAACTGATGACTACCCAATAGAGGTAGAAAGAGTTGGGTGGTGGTTCGATGGATATGGTAAGTCTGTATTAGATGAAGATGATGACCATAAAGGTTTATTTGGTATATCCATAACTGAAGAAGAAGCCGATAAACTTCCTTACTATGAAATAGTTAAACCACAAGGCTGTTTTACAGGTGATTGGAGAGAACCTACTGAAGACGAATGGGTAGCAGATCAACAACAGGCCGTAGCAGATGGCAGATTAGCTGTCTAATGCCTTACTTTAGATCATCACTAGGAATAGATTTTCCTAAATCTCCTTATATCGGTCAGGTTCATTATGACTTCGATCTAAAAAGAACTTTTAGATATGAAGAAAAAGATTTTGGCGATTGTATTTTGAAATCAACAGTAGATTGGTTTCATTGGGTCGATATAACTGATAAAAAACTTTTATGAATTATGAGGCAAGATCAACCTGTTATAAGTCCAGGTGGTTACGCTGCTTTTTTGTAATCTTGAGAGCCATGACCCTCATACTCTAATTGCACAATTTTACAAATGATAATACAAGTTCCCATCGAGGATTTAGTAGCGGGTCAAAAGGGGTTCTTGGTCTACTCCTAATATTAAGCTACTAAATAAGCTAACTTGATCTGTAAGCCCTCATTCTTTTTTACTACATTAAAAACATGGACACTCAAGATAAATTAGTACGAACCACAGTTCAAATAAGATCTTCTCAACATAAAGCATTAGAGAATCTTAGTGGCCCTGGTAAGTCTATTTCAGCTTTAGTAAGAACTGCTCTTGATAAATACTTAGATCCTTATTATGAGCAAAGTTACGAAAATCAAAAGTTAGACAAAATGCTTGAAGAAGCTGAAAGTCGAATGGAAAAATTAAACGAAGGTGTTACTGAGATGGAAGACATTTTTGCAAATTTAAAATCTAAAGTTTAAAAAAGTGAATAACAAAGACCTAATAAAAAATTATTTACAGCAGTTAGCAGAACTGCAAAATCAATTCTGGTTTAATAATTTAGATATGAAGGAATATTGTGTTCGGTATGATGCTATCAATAAACGAATTAGTGAATTAGAAAAAGATTAGGAGATGTGAAAAAACTTTTTTATAGGATTTATTGGTTTTCTTATAGATGCTTTTATAGCAGATAGTGTTGCTTCCAGTTCTATTACACGCATCATTGCGTTAGATAATACATTTTCGGTTCTTGCATGATTTTTCATAAGGTCTATGCAAAATGCTTTTACTTGGTCTGTATCTTTACAGGCCATTACCTCTCTACATCTTATTTCTATTAACAGTTCTGCTTCGGGAGGTAGTTTACTATTAATCATTTTCATAAACCCGTCATCTTTCATCGTGGTAAAGATGATACAGGTCTACCTGGGAATAACTGCTGCTCTAAAAAGTCTACCGCTCGGTCATCAACATCATTAGATGTTTGCTTGCAAATGGCTCGTAGCAAATCCACAATTAACTGCTTGCAAGCTGACGTAGAGAGAAACTTCAGTAACAGAGGTTTTAAAAATTTTACCATTTGTATATGTTATCTATTCCAAACATACCAAACATTAACGGTTTTGGCCTTCTATCCTACTTACCACCTTTTCTAGTTGATTTATTCGATTAAATAATTCTCTAATATCTCTTTCCCTTCGATTACTCATATTAGATAAAACCATAAGAAAAGCGGTGGCTGCTGCTCCTATTAACGCTCCATAAACTTCTGGCATTTGCTTAAATTCGTAATTATGTCTAGTATGACTAATAAAACAAGTTATGGCAGATAAAACAATCGAAAAGAAAAAAGAACTGGAAGATGATAAACCTGACTATCAAGAAAAAATTACTTTTTTAATTTCTACAGTTGCACAAGGTTTTATCTTGGCATGGTGCTTATTAGTTTTGTCCCTTGGATACATTAAGTTACCAAATAAATTATTTGGGGTAGAAATTCCAGATCAACCTCGTGTTGATAGCACATTCGCAGCAGGGCTTTTAGGAAACATTCTGGGTGGATTAGGTATTAGTGTTAATGCAGCACAAGGAGCAAAAAAGAAAAAGAAAGAAGGAGAAAACGGTAATATCGGCAACAGCAATAGTGGCGTTCAAACTATAGTAATAAGGCAACCAATAGAATTAATTACAAGTAAACCTGATGTAATCAGAGTCGATCCGATTACTGGAAAAAATGTAAAGAACAACGGAAAATTAGACACATGAAAAAACTTCTTCCATTTCTATTTCTATTATCAGCACCAACTTACGCTGATATAAAACAGGAATTTGTTACTTCTGCACAGATTACTGTTGATATGCCATATAGCGTCACCAATAAACTTGGAACGACTTATTCAATATCAGGTAACAATGTAACTCCATCTGTAACTTCTGGAGGATCTACAACTGCTGGTCAGATTGGTGGACTTAATGTTGGCTCGTTAACTGCTGGCGTTCCAGCTTTAATTCAAACTGATAAAGCGGTAACAACATCGGGATCTGCTTTCTCTCTTACAGAATC